GTACATCTAAGAGGAGAAATCAAGGGAGTACAAGAACTCAGAGATGATCTGATGTCTAAAGAAGTAAAAGGATCTGACATTCATCCTGTTGTTCCTCCAATTAAACCGGTTGATATTAAATCAATTACAGTTGAGTTAGAAGATAATCAATTAGTTCTGAAACTGGGTAATGAAATTAGAAATAAACATGTCACTCCAGTGGCTGAAACTAAATTCACTCAATTACTGATGATGATTAAAGATCAATTCTCTAATTGGAATTCATCAAACAATAAGGATAACTAATGCCTAAAGAAAGAATGATAACTTCTGATAATGATATTCATACGTATTATCATTGTGGAAAATGTCTTAATGACAGGCCCTCTAATACTTCTCCTTCAGAATGGTCAAGTTTAGAGGTAGGCTCTACCAAACTTGGTATCCAGGTTTGGTGTAAGAGATGTCAAAAAAATGTAATGCATGTTGATTTTGAAGGACAGAAACATCCGGCAAATATGATGTGCAAGAAGGATAAGGTACACTAATGAGTAGTTTAAATTTTTATTTTTTAGTTGTGTGCTTATTTACAACAGTAATAATGGTGGTAACAATATGAGTAGAATGGAAGGAACAATAGAGTATCATTGCAACTGGGCTGTCTTCTCTAAGGCAGTTCATGCAATTTTAAAGGAAGTACCTACACATGATTCATCAGGTAATTTATTAATGAAAGATGACTATCGTTGGGCTCATGCAGCTAAACGGTTGGTGAACACTGTGTTCGAACCCTCAGGAGGAGATCGGGGGTATCATTTCTTTGATGAAGATATGGCTAATGATACTATCAGATCAGAGTTGTTAAGACGAGATAAGAATAAACTAACACCGCCATGCTTGCACTAGCTGGAACGATTAAAGCATTGCTTTTAATCTGCTTATGCATCGGAATATTTTTACCGAGAATAAGTTTGTTGATTCTAGTTTGTGTAATGTGGTACTTAATATAAAAGGAAAGATATGGACATCAGTAAATGGAAATCAGTGGCTGTGAGAAAAAAATCTCATACCCTGTTGCAAGCGCTATGCTTAAAAGAGTATCGTAAGCCTGCAGAATATATAGAACTTCTTATTGATAAGGAAGTGCAAAGAAGAGCGAAGGAGAGAGGTATGACACCGGAAGCTTATGAGGCTAAAGTATTGAAAGATATGGATAAAAGTGGAGGGAAGAATGGAAGGAAAAAATAAAGAAAATGCTGGAAATGATATTGATAATGGAGTTGGCAGTTGTCATTTATGTAATGGCAACCACTACATAATTGATTTAAATCAAAAAAGTTCCTTGCAAACTGTTGACACATCCTATAGCAATTGTCCTATATGCGTTGTACAAAACGCTACAACAACGGAACACGGACCAGGAACGAACTCAAATGATAGGGGGCAGCTTCATCAATGAGTTACCATCATCGATCTTCCACGGAACTGTCTCCTGTCATAAAACACAGGAGCAATGTATACAGAATACGAATCACAACCGGCAGAGCCGGAGTCTCGGTTATGGAAAGCAGTCTTATGGAGAGCTTTCGATGACACTCTTTATAGAGGAATTGAAAAAAGTCTTATTGTGGCTAAGAAGGCTGCACAAAAATGGTTTAGACTTAAGTCAACAGATTATTCACACGTGTGCATGTTCGCTTCATATGACCCAGAATATGTATTTGATAAATATAAAAAAATTTCTAAAACTAGATCGTATTCTTTTACGGTATTTCAAAAAAAATATCTTAAGAAAAGAGCCCGGTACTTTCGATGACAATTGAAGGTGATAGCAGAGAATATGATTTGTTAGCAGCTCACTGCGAAACATTAGGTAAACAATTTCCAAATAAAAAACTTTTATTAACTGCAGAGATTGGAGTTAGAAAAGGATTAAGCACTAAAATTATAATGGAGTATATCCGACCAAATTACTCGGGATTACACTTTCATATTGGAATAGATCCTTACGGAGATCTAGTTTATGAACATTATGACAAAGTTAAGGCAACTAAATTAGATTATGACGAAAAGATGTTATTAGAATTTAAAAAAGATTTTGCTGAACATAAGAGATTTAATCACATGCATATGACCGATAAGGTCTTTATGGAGAAATATTATTATGGAGTGGAGTTTTATCATGAGAGCAAGCAGTATTTATTAAATGAATATGGATTAGTACATTTTGATGGACCTCATAAGACAACTGATGTGCTTAATGAAACTATTTTCTTTGCAGAGAGATCCGCACCTGGATCATTATTTATTTTCGATGATTGGAAGACTTATAACACAAATTTAATCAGAGACGTCTTGAATGAATATGATTTTCAGTTTATATCCAACGGCGAAAGGAAAATGATTATGCAAAGACCTATAAATGAACTTAATAATAAAAAAGATAATAGTAAAAATTAGAATGAAGTATGCGGATATACGAGGACATCACGGTAAAAAATGGAACTATGAGCCTTCTGACAATTATATGGGGCGCAGAAAAAAATCATGGCTAAAGAAATAACTATAAATAATTATATTAAATACTGGGATTATGGTACCCCTACAGGCCATCAGATTAAAATTGCTTATGGTAAATTAAATAAATCTAAAACATTAATAATTAATTTAAATTGGCCTGATCGTTCAAGAGATAAAGAGGGAAGAGTAACAACACACTGGGGAAAGAAATGGCTGAATGGAAAGAAATAACTAAAGAAAAATTTGATGCACCGGCAGAGCCAACTACTGATTATCAAACTTTGTTGGAAATGTGGCGGGAAGAGAAAAATAAAAGACAGAGGCTGAAGAAGCTTTGACTAAAGCTCTAGCAGGTGATTATCGAGTGGCTGAATCTGATAAAATTATTATGGATAAAATGCAAGAAATTGAGTCTTTAAAAAAGAACTTTCAAATAGAAAGAGAAGTCCACCAGGCTGAGATTCTCACTAAGGACCAGGAAATAGGTAGACTTATGAAAAAAATTAGTTTAAAATCATAAAGTCTTTTTACATATAAAAGACTCCTTTCTGGGCCAGGGAAAGCGAGAGTGGAACCTGGCCCTAAGATCAAGTGGGCTAATCCTTAAATTGTTTTTTTCATCTTTAGTTGCTCACTTGGTCTATGTTTGGACCAATGTTTCACGTGAAACGTGTAATGTGGATAAAACCTAAAAAGCTTTTTTTTAATTTTATACACGGCTCTACTCAACAACAATTTTCTGCCTTAATTCACTTTGCTCAATTCTAGAGCATTTCTAAAAAGTGCATATGATATAATAGGATATAAATAAAAAAGGAGTCTTATGACATTTGAATGGAAACATCCTAAATACTATGCGGAACTTAGGAAACTTCGCAGGGAACAGGAAGCTAAGGAAGAACAGGAAACTCAGGAAAGTCGAGAAACTAAGGAAACTAAAGAAACTGAGGAATAACTTTCAGCCCTCTATATAGATACTTTGAAGTATAAGTACTTCTTACTATACTTTACCTCAATAGTACCCAGACTAACAGAAAAACAGTTATTAAACAGTAATACCAACACTTATTTTGTCATACTAGTACCCAGAAAGTACCCAGAATTTCATACTACTACCCTAAAGGGCTGGTGACCTTTCCTTGCAAATGATATATATTTAGTCTAGATAATCTTATATAGGAGCATATATTTAATGAGTAGAATTGGACTTACTATTGCTAACAAAAAGAAAACACATTTACATTTAACTCCAAAGCAAAGAACTTTTGCTGAAGTCTTTGTTGCGCATTATCCAAACATAACTAAAAAAGAAGCTGCTGAAAGAGCGGGGTATTCTAAGCCTACTTGTGAGAAGTGGGGATCTATATTAACTAACCCGGATAAATGTCCTCATGTAGTTGCTTATATTGAAGAGATGAGAGAGAAAGGCATTACTCATTATAAAGATTTTTTAAGACATTTAAAAAGACTTGATGGTTTATCTAAAAGAGCAGAAGACAAAGGACAACTGGCTGCTGCTATAAATTCTGAATTTAGATTAGGTCAGGCTGCTGGATTTTATATTGATAGGAAAGAAATTAAAACGCAGAATCTATCTGCTTTAAGTAAAGATGATTTAATTAAATCTATTAGGGAGTTAAAAGATGAGCTTGGCGAGACGAAGGTTATCGAAATATCACAGGACGCTACAGTCGTTGAAAGCGACAGCAGCAAAGACACAGACGTTTAAAGATTTTTTAGCCGTACTTAATTTCATACATAATAAATCATTTATTAAAGCCCAGGTGGGAAAGGTGAAAGTACATGTTAAAAAAGAAAATTAAAATTGGATATGATAACCTAGCAATTAAGAATATTGTATTTAAGGATCAAACACTTCAAGGGGAATATGATGCGCATCAAAAAGTTATTTTACTGGAAAAGAATCTCAAGGGTATTGAAAAAGGTAATACACTTTTACATGAAGTATTACATGCCGGGTTGGAATACTCGGGTCTAAGTGCTGATGGTGGTCCTTTAACTAACACTAAAAAAGAAGAGCTAACTGTAAATGCTTTGACTAATTTGTTAGTACAAGTTATTAAAGATAATAAATGGTTCTTACCTTATCTTTCAACACTGATTAATGGAGAAATAAATGTCAAAAGGTCCCGAGGCAAAGTTATGGCAAGACGTAAAAAAAGGATTAAAAGACGCACATTTAGTAAGAATAGAAAGTAGAGTAGGACTAGGTATACCTGATGTAAATGGGTGTATTAATGGTAAAGATTTTTGGTTGGAGCTTAAGGTAATAAAAGGAAACTCACTTCGGCTATCTAAGTTTCAAAAAGCCTGGATTTACGAGAGATTAAGAGTTGGAGGAAATGTTTTTGTGTTGGCCCGACCCCTCTCGGGTTCGGTCTTAAAGGTTTTCGATTGTCGTACCGTGGTCACCGGTCCTGGACTCCCGTTTCCCGTTTTAACGTTAGAGAAACCATATGACTGGTCTAAACTAATTAGCATCCTGCAGCGCGGTCCCCGGACAGAGATCCCGTAATCCCGTTTCCCGCAACAATCCTCATTAATTCGCTGTTTATATATGGAGCTGTTTCACAGCCGCCGGCGCCGCTTCCTCCATTTGTCAAGGAAAATCCCAAGATGTAGAATCCCGTTCCCGTTTGTACACAAATTCTGGTGTCGCTGTTCCTGAATCATTACCAGCGTACGCGGGCTCCGCGCGAGATGCTGGATCATCTTTCTCCTCATTTGCACTATATCTAGTATCCCGTTCCCGTTTCAAACACAATATATAGGGTTTCGTCTTCTATTATATTAGGAGCTGCGCAG